CATGTGAGATATCCACAACACTAAATCTAGGTGGTGATTTATGGCCGATATACTTAGACCCAACAGGTAAAAACGGACAGGCAGGTATTAAAGTTGATCTTGAACCTGGTGATATGTTGATATATTCTGGCTGTGAACTAGAACATTGGCGAGAAGAATTTAAAGGTAAAGATTGTGGTCAAGTATTCTTACACTATAACAATTCATCATCTAAAAAGGCAAAAGAAAATCTATATGACGGAAGACCTTTCATAGGATTGCCTAGTTGGTTTAAAAAGTAAAAATGTACCCAAATGTTATTGAAGATTATATCGTAGTTAAAAATACTATATCTAAAGACATATGTAAACAAATCGTTGATGAATGTAATACTCGACAATGGGTAAAACATCAATGGAATAATTACACTACTAGAACAACTAAATCTGAATCTACAAAAGAATTAGATATAATGCCATCTACAAAAAATCAACAAGATAAACTTAAACTATCAATTGCAAAAGCATTAGATGAGTATCAAAAGATATGTTCTTGGGATGGAGAGAAAACAGGATCAACATGGTTAAGTAGTTATTCCACTATTCGATTTAATAGATATAATGTAGGGACTATGATGAGAAAACATTACGATCATATACACGATATATTTGATGGTAAAATGAAAGGTGTTCCTTTAGTGTCTATTGTAGGTAATTTAAACGAAGATTACGAAGGTTCAGAATTTACTTGTAGAGATACAACAATTAAACTAAAGACAGGAGATATATTGATGTTTCCTTCTAATTTTATGTATCCTCACGAAGTAACAGAATGTACGAAAGGTACTAGATACTCATTTGTCAGTTGGGCGTTTTAAATATATTATAAATATAAGAAGTAATTTAAATGTTTAAATATATAGAGAGATTGACCAATGGCAACAATACAAAATATCACTATTGACCAAGACGCTGATTTTACACAGACATTAACTGTTAAAGATTCAACAGGTACAGTCGTAGATTTAACAGGTCAAACAATAACTTGTAAGATGAGGAAGACTCACTTATCAACTACTTCATACAGTTTTACAACTGCGGCTGTGAGTGCAACAGCAGGTACTTGTTCTATTACAATGACTGATACTATAACCTCAGGACTTTCTGAAGGTCGATATGTTTGGGACTTAACAACGACTGATAGTGTCGGATTAGTTACTAGACGAATTGAAGGAAGAGCAACAGTCACACCAAGCGTGACTAGATAAGTTATGTCAACTAAAGATTATCTTGATAAGAAATGGCCTGATTTAACGGCTCAACCAACTATTGAAAAAGTTGAAGTTGTTAATGAAGTTAATGAAATTGATGAAGATATTGAAAAACAGATTAGACAACTACAAGAACAAAAATTTAATAAAGGTATTCAAAGTGTATTACCAAAAGAAATTGATATATTAGGAAACAGATTAGATAGTTTCTTATCTACTGTACAGGTGGAAAAAGAACAACTAGAAGAAAAAGTTAAAAAAGAAGAAATTAAGATTGGTGCTTTAGAGGAACTTTTTTCTACTTTAAAACAAGAAAAAGAAAAACCTGTTGAAGAAAAGAAAGTAGAATCTAAAGTTGAGATTAAAAAAGAACCTAAAAAGGTTGAAGCAAATACAATCAAGACACAAGAGATTGAAGCAGCTTCAGGATTATTAGAATATCTACTACCTAAAGAAGTTCCAGCATATGACGAAAGTATAATAGAAAAAGTATCAAAGCAAATTTCAGAAATGAAAGTTGCCAATGAGTTAGAGAAAGATAAGATATCTAAACTTAGATCAATTGATACTTTAGAAAAACTTACAGAAGAATTTTTAAGATTTAAGAACGTTACTTCTGTTCAACTATCTACACTTGGCGGTGGTGGTTCTACAAGAATACTTGATAATGATGATATTGATATTTCATCTATTGGTGATGGTAAAATATTAGAGTACAATGCAACAAGTAAAAAAATGGAGTTTGTTGCAAATAGTGGTAGTATTGCAAGTATAACTATTCCAAATGGCGGAACAATAGGTTCTGTTGGAGATACAGACGCAATATCAATTGCTACAGGTGGTGATACAACTTTCTCACAAGATGTTGTAATCACAGGAAATCTAACAGTTAATGGATCATCAACTACTATTGATTCATCAACTATAAGTGTTACTAATTCATTTGTGTTTGAAGGATCAACTGCTGACGATCACGAAACTACTCTTAATGTAGTTAATCCGACAGGAGATAGAACAATAACTTTACCTAATGTTTCAGGTACTCTTCCTGTTTTAGAAGTTGCAAGTACAACACAGATAACTGCTACACCTGAAGAATTAAATTACGTTGATGGTGTCACAGGTAATATACAGACAGCGTTAGATAGTAAAGCAACAAAAGCATTTGCAATTGCACAAGCAGTCGCATTAGGATAACTAAATAGTATTATAAGGAAAAAATTATGGCCGTACCAAATACAAAAGATACATTAAAAGAATACTGCCTAAGAGCATTAGGTAAACCTGTAATTGACATAAATGTTGATGACGATCAAGTAGATGATAGAATAGATGAGGCAGTACAATACTTTTGTCAATATCATACAGATGGTGTTGAAAGAATGTATTTAAAATATCAGGTGACTGCTGATGATGTCACTCGTATGACAACAGACACTACTGAATCAGTAACATCAAATTCAGTTACTACTTCATGGAAACAAGGAAATAACTTTCTTATAGTTCCTTCAACAGTTATATCTGTTGTTAATATATTTCCATTATCTGATAGAGCAAACTTAAATATGTTTGATGTTAGATATCAATTAAGATTAAATGATCTATACGATTTTTCATCTACAAGTATTGTTCATTATCAAATGACAATGCAACATTTAGACTTTTTAGATCATATATTAGTTGGAGAAAAACCAATGAGATTTAATCATTTATCAAACAAATTATATATTGACCAAGATTGGACAACTGATATAACAGCAGGTGAATATTTAATTATGGAAGTTTATCGTAGATTAGATCCTGCAACATACACAGATATGTTTGATGATATCTATTTAAAGAGATATACAACAACATTAATTAAAAGACAATGGGGACAAAATTTGTCCAAATTCAATGGTACAGCAATGTTAGGTGGAGTTACACTTAATGGACCTGAATTATTTTCAACGGCAATAGCAGAACAACAAAAACTTGAAGAAGAAATTAGATCAAATTATGAAGAACCTGCACATATGCAACAAGGATAAAAACTAAATGCCGACTAACACTTATTTTAGCACTGGCACTACATCTGAGCAACGACTATACGAAGACTTAATTATAGAACAGCTTAAGATATATGGTCAAGATGTTTATTACCTACCGAGAAAGATAGCAAATAAAGATACTATCTTCGGTGAGGACCCTGCTTCATCTTTTGATGACTCGTACATTATAGAAATGTATGTGGATAACACAGATGGTTACATGGGTGAACAAGAGATAATTAAGAAGTTTGGTTTAGAATTAAGAGATGATATTAAGTTTACTGTATCTAAATTGAGATGGGAGACTTTAATATCTAACAATAGTGATTTACAAACTACATTAAGACCTAACGAAGGCGATCTAGTTTATTTTCCTACAACAAAAGCATTCTTTGAGATACAGTTTGTTGAACACGAACAACCTTTCTATCAACAAAGTGCTTTACCTGTTTACAAATTATCTTGTACTAAATGGGAGTACAGTTCAGAAACAGTTACTACTGGTATTACAGAAATTGATACTAGTACAACTGATATATCTACTGACACTATGGCATTCCAATTCTCTTTAGAGAACGAAACAGGAGCATTTGTTATAGAAAGTAGTATTGGTGCTATTGATTATCTTATCAATGAAGACTTTACAATGGCGACACAACAACCTGTGGATCAAGGACAAGCATTTGAAACAGCTGCAGGAACAAACACATCATCTACAGCAGATGATATATTAGATTTTAGCGAAAGAAACCCTTTCGGAGAGGTTGATGAATATTAATGTTTGGACAACACTTCTACCATAAACAAATTCGTAATACTGTAATAGCATTTGGTACGATATTTAATAATATTAGTATTAAACGTTTGGATTCTAGCGGGAATCCTTTACAGACTATTAAAATACCTTTGTCTTATTCTCCTAAACAAAAGTTTATTGCGAGATTAGAACAAAACGCAGACTTAACTGGATCAAATTCAAGTGTGGCGATTACTCTACCTCGTATGGCCTTTGATGTTATTGGATACAGTTATGACTCTTCTCGGAAGTTAAATAAGAATCAAAAGATTACTGCGGTTACAACAAATGCTGATACAACAAAATTAAACTCTCAATACTCTCCTGTTCCTTATGATGTAAGTATTGAATTAAATGTTTTTACTTCTAATTCAGATGATGGTTTACAAATCATAGAACAGATACTTCCATATTTTCAACCTGACTATACTGTAACTATGATTGAAAATAATACAATGGGAACAAAAAGAGATATACCATTTGTATTAGAGAATGTTGATTATGAAGATACTTATGCTGGTTCATTAACAACATCAAGAAGAATAACTTACACATTAAAATTTACAGCAAAAATATATTTGTATGGACCGGTGAGTACATCAGCTATAATTAAAAAAGTTTCTGCTGATCTATATGAAACTACAGCTGACAATAGTCCATTTAGAAGTGAAAGAGTTACGGTTACACCAAACCCAACTAGTGCTGATAAAGATGACGCATATACATATACGACTACATTAGATTTTTTTGATGATAGTTTAAACTATGATGAAGAAACTGGTAGTGATACATAATATATAATAACAAAAGGTTTTTAAAATGAGTAATATTGATGACAAATTAAATGAAGTACTAAACATCGCTGAAGAAGTACTAGAATCAAAAGAAGAAAAGAATCCTTTAGAGATAGTAAATGATAAACCTGTTCCTGCAGTCGTGCCAGAGAATGCCGAAGTAGAAACAGATTTTGAAACTGGTAGAGGTGAACTCTATAAGTTATTAGAAAAAGGTACCGAGGCGATAGACGGAATACTTGCATTGGCAAAAGAGGGTGAGCATCCACGTGCATATGAAGTGGCAGGTCAGCTAATCAAAACTCAAAGTGAGATTGCACAAAATCTATTAGACTTGCAAGATAAACTTAAAAAAATTAAAGATGTAAAAGGTGAGAGTCCTAAAAATGTGACTAATGCCTTATTCGTAGGAAGCACAACCGAATTACAAAAAATGATAAAGAAAAATAAAGATAAAAAATAATGGCAACATTAGATCAATACTTAGGTAATCCTAATCTAAAAAAGGCACACACTAAATCACGATTTACTCCTAAACAAGTAGATGAAGTGATAAAGTGTTTAGAGAATCCTAAATATTTTATAGAACACTATTTAAAAATTGTTACCATTGATAAAGGTCTAGTACCTTTTGAGATGTATGACTTTCAGCGGAAGATGGTAGATACTTTTCACGACAATAGGTTTACGATATGTAAATTACCTAGACAGAGTGGAAAGTCAACTATCATTGTCTCCTACCTCTTACATTACGTTTTGTTTAACGATAATGTGAACGTTGCAATACTGGCCAACAAATCTTCTACGGCAAGAGATTTACTAGGTCGATTGCAACTTGCTTACGAACACTTGCCTAAATGGATGCAACAAGGAGTACTCAACTGGAACAAAGGATCACTTGAATTAGAAAACGGAAGTAGAATCGTTGCGGCTTCAACTTCATCAAGTGCTGTTCGGGGTAGTACTTTTAATATTATATTTCTTGATGAGTTTGCATATGTACCTAATAATATAGCTGAAGAATTTTTTAGTTCAGTATATCCTACAATTTCATCTGGTAAAACATCAAAGGTTATGATTGTATCTACACCTCACGGAATGAATATGTTTTATAAAATGTGGATGGACGCTGTTAATAAGAAAAGTACTTTTAAACCTATTGAAGTACATTGGTCAGAAGTTCCAGGTAGAGATGAAAAATGGAAAGAACAAACAATAAGAAACACAAGTGAGGCACAGTTTCAGACCGAGTTTGAATGTGAATTCTTAGGTAGTGTTGATACACTTATCAATGCACAAAAATTAAAAACAATGGCTGTGATTGACCCTAGAAGAAGTCCTCAAGGATTAGATGTTTACGAAATGCCTATTAAAGATCATACTTATGTTATTACAGTTGATGTTGCACGAGGTATACAGAACGATTACTCTGCTTTCATAGTTATAGACGCAACTAAGGCACCTTATAAGATTGTTGCAAAGTATAGAAACAATGATATTAAACCAATTGTCTTTCCCAATGTATTAGACAAGATAGGTAAGTTATATAACAAAGCATATATTCTAATAGAGATAAACGATTTAGGACAACAAGTAGCAGACGCAATGCAATTTGAATTAGAATACGATAATATGATGATGGTTACACAACGAGGTAGAGCAGGTCAAGTGTTAGGTGGAGGATTTAGTGGCAGAGGTAATCAACTAGGTGTTCGAATGACTAAAGGTACTAAAAAAATCGGAACTTCTAATCTGAAAAGTTTAATAGAAGGTGATAAGTTAATTATTAATGACTTTGATATTATATCAGAATTATCAACATTTATATCAAAAGGTAAATCTTTTGAGGCTGAAACAGGTTCGCATGATGATCTAGTAATGTGTCTAGTTATCTTTTCTTGGTTGGCCAATCAAAGGTATTTTAAAGAATTGACTAATATTGATGTAAGAGGACAAATGTTTACAGATCAAAAAAACGCAATAGAAGCAGATATGGCACCCTTTGGGTTCATAGATGACGGAATAAACGATCCAGAAGGTAGAGATGGTTATTTTGTTGACGCAGGTGAATTATGGCAACCAGTGACTTACCGTAAAGGGGAATAGTAGAGATGTGGGATAACATAAATATCTACAAAAGGGTTATAACTAATAAACTTAATTAAGGAGAACATAATATGGCTTTTCAAGTATCACCAGGAGTTCTCGTTACTGAAAAGGATTTAACTAATATCGTACCAGCAGTTGCTACTAGCTCTGGCGGTATTGTTATTACAGCAGAAAAAGGACCAATCAGCGAAATCACTACGATTTCTTCTGAACAAGAGTTACTTGATACATTTGGGAAACCAAATTCATCTAACTTTGAAGAATGGTTTACGGCTGCTAACTTTTTAGGATACGGAAACAATCTGAAAATAGTACGTCCAATTACAGGTTGCGTTAATGCAGCGGTTTCTGGAACGGCAGTACTAATAAGAAATACATCACACTACTTAACTTCATATGCAGACGGATCAGGTTCTGTTGGCTCTTATGCTGCAAGAGAAGCTGGAACATTAGGAAACGCTTTAAAAGTTTCTGTATGTACAAATGTTAATGCTTTTGGACCACAAGACACAGGTGCTGCTGGCACAGGTGCTGTGAATGACGCTGCTGCTGCAATTGGTGACACAACAATTACTGTTGACGCTGGCACTTTATATCAAGTAGGTGATCTAATAGAATTTGGAGATGCTGCAGGCGCTTATACTGCTACACCTTCTGGATACTATTACAAAATAACTGCAATCGACACTCACGTTTTAACAATCGCAAGATTTAATCCTCAAACTGGTCTTACTGAAACTGGTGGATTAAGACACGCTGTTGTTGATAACGCTTTAAATAGAAGACATTGGGAATATTACTTTAACTTTAATAACGCTCCAACTACTACAGATGACGTATCTAATGCTGGTGGTTCACTTGATGAACTTCACATTGTTGTTGAAGATGAGTCTGGTGCAATTACAGGAACTGCAGGAACAATGTTAGAAAAATTTGAAGGTCTATCACAGGCTTCAGATGCTAAAACTTCCGAAGGTGCTAGTAATTACTACGTTGACGCAATCTATCAAAGATCAAAGTACATTTACTGGATGGATCACGAAACAACACTTGCAAATGCTGGTTCAGCAAAAGCTGCTCAAACATTTGACCAAGTAGGTTCAAGTGCATTTGCTGTATTCACTTCTTCACTTGCAAGTGGTACGGATGATTACTCTGCAACTAATGCTGAGATTGCTACTGCATATGATTTATTTTCTGATGTTGAATCAGTTGATGTATCATTATTAATGTGTGGACCTTCTCAAACAAGTGCTGACGCTACTGGAGACGTTAAGGCAACTGCTGTTATGGATATTGCAACAAATAGAAAAGACTGTGTTGCTTTCATATCACCTGCAAGAGCTGATGTAGTGGATATTACAAGTGCTATCACTCAAACTGTAAATGTTAAAGCATTTGCTGATGGTTTACCATCAACAAGTTATGCAGTAATTGATAGTGGTTACAAATATATGTACGACAAATACAATGACACTTACAGATATGTTCCTTTAAATGGGGATATTGCTGGTCTTTGTGCTAGAACTGACAATGTTGCAGACGCATGGTTTTCACCAGGCGGATTCAATAGAGGTCAAATTAGAGGTGCTGTTAAATTAGCATTCAATCCAAACCAAACTCAAAGAGATGAACTATATAAGGCAAGAGTAAATCCTGTTGTAGCATTTCCTGGACAAGGTACTGTATTGTTTGGTGATAAAACTGCTCAAACTAAACCTAGTGCTTTTGACAGAATAAATGTTAGAAGATTGTTTATCGTATTAGAAAAGGCAGTATCTACTGCTTCTAAATTCCAACTATTTGAGTTCAATGATGAATTCACTAGAGCGAATTTTAGAAATCTAGTAGAACCTTTCCTAAGAGATGTACAAGGTCGTAGAGGAATAACAGACTTTGCTGTTGTTTGTGATGACACAAATAATACTGGAGATGTTATTGATAGAAATGAATTCAGAGCTGATATCTATATCAAACCTGCTCGTTCTATTAACTTTATTCAACTTAACTTCGTTGCTACTCGATCAGGCGTTGCCTTTTCTGAAGTAGTTGGCGCATAACCCTTAGAAGGAGAAATATAAAATGCCAAGTATTAATGACTTTAAATCTCGTCTAAAAGGTGGTGGTGCAAGAGCCAATCAGTTTAAGGTAACTTTACCTTTTCCTGGATACGCTTCTGTTGGAGGAGAAACATCTGACCTTGCTTTCTTATGTAAGGCGACTGCTATACCTGGACAAACATTAGGTAATATACCTATTGACTTTAGAGGAAGAAAACTTAATATCGCTGGGGATCGAACTTTTGAACCTTGGACAATTACGGTATTAAATGATACTGACTTTAAATTGTACAGAGGATTCGAGAGATGGATGAATGGTATAAACAACATGACTGACAACGAAGGTATTTCTAATCCTAGTGATTACCAAGTTGATGGTTTCGTTGACCATTTAGACAGAAATGGATCTACTCTAAAATCATACACTTACAGAGGACTGTTTCCTACTGCATTGGATAACATTGCTTTAAACTACGGAACTAATGACACTATCGAAGAATTTGGTGTTACGTTCCAATTCCAATACTTTGAAACAGATACTACTACATAATAACAATACAACGTTAAAAGGAATATTATAATATGGTACAACTACTTGGATTCCAAATAACAAGAAAAGATAACGATCTGGAGAAACCGGCAGCTGCCAAACAGGCATTTACCATCCCTTCTCCAGATGACGGCACAACTACTATATCTGCTGGCGGATACTTTGGTCAATACTTGGATATGGAAGTTACTGCGAAGAATGACTTTGATTTAATTAAAAGATATCGTGAGATTGCTCAACATCCTGAATGTGATAGTGCAATTGAAGATATCATTAATGAAGTTATCGTTTCTAATGAAAGAGATTCTTCGGTTTCTTTATCACTAGACAAACTTGCTATTTCGGATAATATAAAAACAAAAATCAGAGCAGAGTTTGATGAGGTACTACGCCTTATGAACTTTGATGAAAAAGGATTCGACATCTTTAAACGATGGTACATTGATGGAAGAATTTACTTCCACAAGGTGATTGATCCTACAAGCCCTAGAAAAGGATTAACAGAAATTAGATTTATCGATCCTAGAAAGATTAAGAAGGTTCGAGAGATAACTAAAAAAAGAGATACTAAAGGTAAAGGAATTGAAGTTATAGAACAAACAGCAGAATGGTTTGTTTATAATGAAAAAGGAATGTCATCAGCAAATTCAAATGCTGGTATTAAAATTTCTGCTGATTCAATTACCTATATTACATCTGGTGTTATTGACCAAACAAGAAACATGGTCATGGGTCATTTGCATAAAGCAATTAAACCTACCAATCAATTAAGAATGATTGAAGACGCCGTTGTTATTTACAGAATAGTAAGAGCACCCGAAAGACGAGTGTTCTATGTTGATGTTGGAAACTTACCTAAAGTAAAAGCGGAAGCATATCTTCGTGACGTTATGACGAGATATAGAAACAAACTTGTTTATGACGCTTCTACTGGTGAAGTAAGAGATGATAGAAAACATATGTCAATGCTTGAAGACTTTTGGTTACCTCGTAGAGAGGGTGCAAAAGGAACAGAAGTATCTACGTTACCTGGTGGACAAAACCTAGGTGAGATTACAGATGTTCAATACTTTCAAAAGAAACTTTACAAGGCATTGAATGTGCCAATTTCAAGACTAGAATCAGAATCAGGTTTTAATCTTGGTAAGGCTGCTGAAATAACAAGAGATGAATTAAAATTTACTAAATTCATTCAAAGATTAAGAAAAAGATTTACTGCTGTCTTTAGTGATGTACTAAAATCTCAATTGATTTTAAAAGGTGTTATCACAATTGAAGATTGGCAGAAAATTCATAGTCATATTCAGTATGATTACTTAAAAGATGGATACTTTGCTGAACTAAAAGAAGCAGAAATTATGAGAGAAAGATTAAGTCTTGCCTCAGAAGTAAGTCCATATATAGGTAAATACTACTCAATAGACTATATAAGAAAAAAAGTGTTAAGACAAAGTGATGAAGATATTATTGAAATTGATAATCAAATTGCTGATGAAATAAAACAAGGTATTATTGCTTCACCTGAAGGACAAGATGTAAACGGAGAAGATAATAATACTGATATAAATATAGGAGATGAATAATTATGCCAAATGATAATGTAAAAGATATGGTCAATTCACTTGCGGGTGGTGACAATATAAAAGCACAAGACGCATTTAAGAATGCTCTGTCTGATAAAATTGGACAAGCGCTTGATGATAAAAGACAAACGGTTGCTAATGATTGGTTAAATAGTGCTCAAGATCAAGAAGCAATTAAAGACGCTTCTGGACTAGACAATATTGGAGTACAAACTCCAGGTCAAGAACCAGTAGAAATAGATCAAGGTGGAGAAGATGTTGAACCAACTGTCGTTCCAGAAGTTTAAAAAAACTCTTAACGAGTTGAAGGAAGACAGTCCTAGAATAACCGAAGGATTTAAGCAATTATCTCCTGCGGAGAAACAGGCGGTTAAAGATGTATATAGTTTGATTAGCAATATCAAGGGGGATGATCTTATATCAAAGATTGATGGTATTGTTAAACAGGCTGCTAAAAAAAACAAAATTAAAGTGTCAAACATAGAAGACTATTTTGACAACGAAATATTAAATTAAGAAAAATAAAGGAGTAAATAATGTCAACTTTTAAAATTTTAGGAAGTTTTGTAAATGATCCTAGTGCAAACAATATTGGTTTAGCAACAACAGTTAGAGTAGTTTCAACAGCTGCAGCTGTAACAGGTACAGTTAACCTTGCAAACAATACTTTGATAGGCAATTTCTATCTTCATGCAGCCGGTGACGAAATTACTATTGTTAAAGATCCTACGGACGAAATTACAGCAGCTACTAGTCATGTACACGCAGTATCAGTTGGTGGTTAATTGTGGCAATTAAGAATGAAGCAGTTGTAGATTCCACTTCTAAGTATATTGTTAAGTCGCAAGGTATTGGAAATGAAATTGACCAAGTGGTAGTTGATGCTGAAACACTTACAAGTGGTACAAACAAATCACTAGTAAGTTTAATTGAATGTTATTATTTAATAGAAGGCACTGGTACACTAACATTAAGTGCCTCTAGTGAAACAAACGATTTGACTTTGACTGGTAAAGGTAAGTACGGATTACGACCTGACCAATTAAAGTTTGGTAACGATAAACAAATATTATTAACAACTGACTCAAATGTAAATAGTTATTTGTTAGTGAGTGAATTTAGGAGAAATAATTAATGGCTGATGTTGTAACAAGTCAAACGATAGTAGATACATCTGGTACAAAAACCGTGATGAAGTTTACTAACATATGTGATGGATCAGGTGAAACGCTTGTGACTAAAATGGACGCAAGTGCTTTGACTTTCATGACCGAAGACGCCACTAAAAGTATTGCAAAGATTTGGTGGGCAATTAATACTACTAATGGTAAATCTGGAGTAGAATTATTATGGGCAGGTAGCGGAACAAGTTCTGTTGACAAAACCATAGGTTTCTTTTCTGGAAGAGGTTATCACGATTACTATACTTCAGGTAATAGTATTCCAAATAACGCAACACTAACAGCAAACACAAGTCCTGCTGGTGATGTATTACTTTCAACAAAAGGATTTGTTGCTGGAGATAACTATACTATTATTATTGAAGTAAGATAATATGACAGATCACGCAAAACAAATATTGGAAAGAATTGTTGGTACTAAAAGTAAAAGTGAACTTGCAGAAAAATTTAAATTAGCATTTGCTGAGAAATTTAAAATTAAACAAGAAGAAGTTAAACAAGGAATTGTAGATAAAGTTTACAATAAAAACAAGGTGGAGAGAACATGAAACTAATAACAGAAACAATAGAAGATATCGAAGTATTAACAGAAGCAAATGCCTCTGGTGTTAAACAATACAAAATACGAGGTGTCTTTATGCAAGCGGATATTAAGAACCGTAATGGTCGTGTTTATCCAGTACAGACTCTT